GGTATGCTAAACTTGAGGGTGCTGATGTGACTGGAACCATTCTTGAGAAGAAAGAAGAACCTAAAAAGGAAGAGGAAACTATTGATATGACTGACAAGAACTGGGAAGTGATGAATTCACTTCAAGAATCATTTAATGAAATTACTGCATTCAGTTTTATGCTAGATAAACTACAGGAAGCAGTAGATGCTAATGATACACAAAGTATTGTTGATGTTACTGCTGCACTGAATGCGTTTTATCCAGTTTATACCAAAAACTGGGATGATAAGTTCAAAGTTGCTTGGAAGCAGATTATCAAATGAAATTACTAGAAATCAAAGATGATGAAAAAGAGGGATACTATGAACTATCAGCAAGTGTGCTGAAGTTTAAGAAGTATTCCTTTCTTCAAGTATGGGTAGATTATACTGATAATGACCCAAGTTCTCCATACTTTCAGTTGAGTATGGGTTATGGTAGGTTATTGAGTATTCTAATTGTATTATGGAAGTTCTCTTGGTCTTTTGATTTATGTGGAAGAAACTGGAGTCGTGTTGTGACTGAGGAGGAATGACCCATAGGAATGTTTGATTGGTTTCGTTCTTCTTATGATTTGGGAGAACAATTTACGAATACTACTTGCCAAACAAAAGACATAGAAGAAGGTTATGGTGGCACAATGACTCACTATTGGTTAGACCCCAATGGTGTTTTGTGGTATCCTGATTATGTTGGCACGAATACCTTTGAGTCTATCCCTGAAGATGACCCAAGGTATGATGAGAAGCATTTGTTTCTCAACTTTGAATGGATACCTACAGGTCAACGGGGCAAGTATAAGGTCCATCCAATCACTAAGTATATTGAGGTCTATCCAGAACGATGGGAAGGTGAATGGAAAGATTGGCCCACCTTACAATTACATTTTAAATATGGTATTTTACAGGATTATGAAATCATCAATGGATCCCCAGACTAAAATCGTCCTTGCACTTTCACAAGTTCATAATATATCAAAACTCATTGAAGGTAATCAATGGGAAGGATTTTTCTCCTCGCATCTTTTACCTGTTAAATATGAATTGGAAAGGCAACTTACATGCTTGACTCCCAATAAATCTCATAGTAAACTTGGAGAGTAATTAAAGGAGAAAATGAAATTTCTTTACATCGTTGAACATTTTTGTCCATTCCCTCTATCAGAATATGGTGGAATTTGGAATGTAATTGCCGAGAATGACGAGGAGTGTTATGATCTAATTACTGAATATGACGATGAGGATAGTGTAGAATATTATAGTAATCTCAGAAAAAACATTCAAAATGCTCGCAAGTTTGCTCTTGCGGAAGAAAAAGTATCAATCGTAGTTGAATCTTTTACCACCTGATGATTTACAAACCTCAAGTTGATGATTATGTCAATTGGAAAGATCATGAGGGATGGATTTATTTTGTAAGTCCCGAATATATTACGATTGAGATTGGTGTAACTGAGAAAGATCATGAAAACATTAAGCACTGCCCTATTCACAAAAACACCAGATGTCTTTTGCTGTGCTACCATTCTCAATGGAGTGAATTGAAATTTATAAAGCATAGAAGATTGGAAAAATAAATAGTAAAACATTATTAAGTAAAATTCATGTCTAGATTCGGGGATCTCATTAGAGGAAAATCAGCACCTGCACCTTCTCCTACACCTACACCTACACCAGAACCAGTTGTAGAAACTGCACCAGAACCAGTTGTAGAAGAACAATCTTCAAAACTGTCTGGATTTTTTTCTGGTAGATTAAAGAGAAGTAAAAGATCAGAAAAGACTGAAAAATGATCTCTAAAAAAATTGAAATTGAACCCAAACCTTTTCATGAACTCTGTCCTTATGCCCTAAGTTGGACAACGACAGAAGGAAAGAAAAAAATTGAACACTTTGCTTATTTTCCTTATGATGAATACAGATCAAGATACATCAAACGCTTCAAACAAGAAGGTGGAACAAACTTCAAAAGATTCAAAACCAAACCAAGAGAATCTAATTGATGATGCTTTTTATGTAAATGAAAAAAAATATGGACTTTGGGACTCAACAGATCTTGATGGAAAAGGATTGGTCACGTCTCTCACTAAAGAGCAATGTATTTCTGCGACTAGATTTTATTTGAAAGGGAAGCAAGAGGGTTTTTCGGAAAATGATAGTTCTTATTCTGGAATCGTTGGTGGTAAATTGTGAACAACGATAAGACTATGATTATGATCTCTTTAGGGATTTTGCTTTTTTTTGTCTTTGCCATAATTCTTGGTGGATACATAAAAGGTGATATGCATATTGAAAAAGTAGTGGAGTCACTTAGAAAATGAACGAACCTTTATACCAAATTCAAGAAGAAGGAACTGATGGTTGGTTTCTTCTTGAAAATTATGAGAATCTTACAAAAGAAAAATGTTCTGAAGTTTGGAAATCTTTGATTTCTGAAGGATATAATCCAAATAGGTTAAAGATTGTAAGAACTGCTTGACCCTAATAAAAATAGCTAACTTTGAGATTGACTCTAAGGTGTTAGAGTGTTTATCCTACCCTTGACTTCTATGGTCATGGGGTATTATTGTCTTTGTACTGAAGCGAAACCGACTTGACTATTACTCTTCGTCCCCATCAACAGACTGCTACTGATGCAATGCTTGTTCATTCCAAAGGGCAAGTAATTGTACCAACTGGCGGCGGCAAAACTATGTGTATGATTAAAGATGCCATCAATACTTTTGAGACCCTTGATGGTTACAAAACTATCATCGTAGTTGTTGCTCCTCGTATTCTGCTTGCTGAGCAACTTTGCTCTGAGTTTCTTGAGCATATTGATGATGTTGCTGTTGCCCACTGCCACAGCGGTGAAACTCATCATTTCAGCACCACTAATGCTTCTGTGCTTCATAACTGGTCTGCACAAGCATACCGAAAGCAACTCATTTTCACCACATATCACTCCCTGAAGCGCCTGGAACAGGCACAAATTGACGTTCATACCATTTACTTCGATGAGGCGCACAATTCAGTCCAAAAGAACTTTTTTGGTCCCACAGAGCATTTCTCTGCTGATGCTGACCGCTGCTATTTCTTCACTGCTACTCCTAAGCACTCTGCTACTATTTCCAAACCTGGGATGAATCTTCCTGAGGTTTATGGTCAGGTGATTTGTAATGTTCCTGCTCCTCTTCTTGTGGAGCAAGGTTACATCCTGCCCCCTAAAGTTGTTGTGAAGCAACTGGAGATGGTACAAGATAAGCAGATGATTGCTGATCGTGACTCTGCAAATCTTCTGGAAACGATTGAAGACAACAAAGTCGATAAGGTTCTGATTTGTGCTCGCAACACAAAGCAGATTATCGGTCTTATTTCTCAGTCCGATTTCTGCAAAGAACTCAAGAAGCGTGGTTATTCTTGGATGACGATTACATCTAAGACTGGTGCAATCATTGATGGTCAGAAGGTCAATCGAGAGCAATTCTTTGATACTCTCAACGCTTGGGGCAAGGATTCTTCCAAGAAGTTTGTGGTTCTTCACCACTCTATTCTATCTGAGGGTATCAATGTGAGTGGACTTGAGGCAGTATTGTTTATGCGCTCTATGGATTACATTGGAATCTCCCAAAGTATTGGGCGTGTAATCCGCCTAGGAGACTCTCAGAAGACGTTTGGACTTGTTTGTGTGCCTGTCTATGACCGCGTAGGTATTTCCACGTCTAAGAAGGTTCAGGCAGTTGTTGATACTATCTTCCACAAAGGTGAACCTGCTATTTCTGTTGTAAAGCGATAGATAAATGTGGGCAGCAACTGTAGGTCTTGGCGGAATGTAGTTGCGTAAGTCCCACTTTTATGGTATAAATAATAATAGTCTCGCCAAGACCTACGATGAAAGAATACTACACTTACGCATACTTGCGTGAAGATGGAACACCCTACTATGTCGGTAAAGGAACAGGAAACCGAGCATACACTAAACATAAGAGAAGAGGAAATAATGCAGTTCCTGTTCCAACAGATAATAATAGAATACTTATACTAAAAAGATTTTATGATGAGGATTTAGCATACAGGCACGAAGAGTATTTGATTTTTCACTATGGAAAGGAAAAGGATGGAGGTATTCTCATTAACCTATGTGAAGGTGGAAGAACCAGAGCAATTTACACTGAAGAAGAACGAAAAGAAAGACGAAAAATAGCAGTAAAAAAGTATTATGAGAATAATAAAGAAAAGTGTAATGCCGCCTCCAAAAAGTGGTTAGATGAAAATAGGGAGTCTCGTAGATTGGCGGAGAGAACGAGATACGCAAAAAACCCTGAAAAGTATAGAGAAAAAAGAAGGAGAAACTACTTGAGAAAGAAAAACAAATGAGTGAAGGATTTCTAGTCGGAAAATGGAACGATCCTAATGTTTATGCTGCTGTTCCTTACGGGCAGCAGTATATTATCTTGCATAAGGGTCAGCAGATAAAACTATGTCGGACAGAGCAATCTGCCCGAAATTTTATTGCAAAAGATAAAAAAGGAAAATCTGTAGGAGAGTTGCCCTTATGAATCATCTTAGAAACATTTCAGAACTTGAAGAGTATTATGAGAAGGATGCAGAGTTATTCTCTAGTTTTGTAGTTCAATATCAGGAACGATACAACAAACTATCCAATAGAGCACTACATCATCTTGCTGCAATCAGAGCTATGGAAGTAGCAAATGGTATTGTTCAGTGGTCTTATCGACTGAAGAAATCTCAGGCACTTACTGTAGAGCAGACACGGGAGTGTATGCAAACCTCATTGGGATGTATTTACACCAAGAATATCAATGGTGTGGAGATTGATAAGTCTCTACATCAGGTAATGGATGAATTTAGAGATCTTTACAATAAAGGATTTAAGAATGGTGATGATGGTGCCATGATGCACTTTTATGCGCACTCTGCCGCTCAATTTTCTACTATCCCATACTTCACAATGAAAAATGCGATGAAGATGATACAAAGTAACTTCACTTGCATATTTACTGAAAAGTATATTGATGCTATGGAGAGGTATATTTTGCGTTACTATGATGCCTGAATAAAAATAGCTAACTTTGAGATTGTTCCTTAGATACAATGGTTCAAATAATGAAAACACGCAAATGCTCTAAGTGTGGTACTATTCACCCTTTGACTGAAGAGTATTTTGGTCGCAATCAGTCTACCAATACTGGTGGTGATAAGTATTTTCGCCCTGAATGTAAGAAATGCACAAAAAAAGCAAGTCAAGGCAAGAGTCGAGCATATAAACTTGCAGGTAAACCAGTATATCCAAAATTGGGAACTCCGTGCTATAATTGTGGTAGAACTGATAAAAAATTAGTATTTGACCATGACCATGAAACTTTAGAACATCGTGGGTGGTTATGTGATAATTGTAATCGTAGTATTGGTATGTTGGGGGATACAATCGAATCTCTTGAGCGTGCTATTAAATATTTAAAGAGGGGAAACTTACATGTTTGAGTTGTATCAAGGTGATTGTCTAGTTGAAATGGACAAGATTGAGGATAGATCTATAGACTTGATTTGTGCAGACCTCCCTTATGGAACAACTGATAGAAAAGGTGTGGAAAGTAAAGGTGATAATAGAGTTTTATCTTGGGATACTATTATTCCACTTGATAAATTGTGGGAACAATATAAGAGAGTGTTGAAACCATCAGGTGCTGTAGTTCTAACATCAGATCAACCATTTACCAGTCAATTAGTTCTTAGTAACTTGGAATGGTTCAAATATGAGTGGATTTGGAAAAAGAGAAAAGTTACGGGATTTCTACATGCTAATGCTAGACCCATGAAAGAAACTGAAGACATTTTGGTTTTTTCTCCTATGGGTGCTAGTGGTGGTTCTGTCAAAGTAAATAAAAATATGACATACAATCCTCAGGGTTTGATTGAGAAAAATGTAAAGAAAAAAAATAATGCAAAGAGACTGGGTAAGTTTTTGTATCAACCAGAGCACATGGGTGCTGGTAACAAACTTCTGCATGAGACGGAGTATGAGCAGAAGTGGACAAATTATCCATCTGAAATTATTGAATTTGGATTAGATCGTAATATAATTCACCCAACACAAAAACCTGTTGCTTTGATGGAATATCTCATTAAAACATATAGTAATGAGGGTGAAGTTGTATTGGATAATTGTATGGGATCTGGAACAACAGGTGTTGCATGTAAAAACACCAATCGCAAATTTATTGGAATTGAAAATGATGAAAAATACTTTTTACTTGCAAAAAAACGTATTGAGGATACAGTAGTTTTAGAATCAAAACAAAATCCATTAGAAATTGCCTTAAATATGCCTGAATAAAAATAGCTAACTTTGAGATTGCTTCTTAGGTGTAAGGATTACTCACAAAAAATGTTTGACGAACTCTGGCAAGAAATCCAAGATATGCCTGGAGAAATCTATGACATTCCTGAACTCAAGGAAGATGAAGAGGGTGATTACTTCACCGATTACCTAAACTCACAGTACGACTATTGATTCCTATGTATTTTCACGACATTCTCCGTCAAATGCAAGACCTTCGCAAGGCATGGAAGGCACAAGATTTTCGATACACTCGGGAGCAAAAAGAGCAGTATGAAATGCTACTTCAACTTCGTCGTGCCCGTGTAGTACAATTCTACGAAGAAGGTAAGGTTGCTATATCAAAGACAAAATCTCGCAGTGTTTCTGTAACAGAAGATGAAAACTGAGTTTCCTTTTCAGCATACTGTTGATGAACAAAATAAAATCATCAACATTTACTGGAATTATAATGGGCAACTTGGAAGGTATGGAGTTCCTCACATTGTAAAAAAGTTTTATCCAGGTTATTCTTACAAGTTTTGTAGCGAACCAGTTTGAGAACTGTCCATTGCCTCTTGACTTTTGAGTCAAGAGGTTTTATTATGAATAAATAAACCATAAGGGTTTAGTTATACCAATGTCCATTTCTTTTTCTGATTTTAAGATTCTCTGCCTTGAGGCATTAGATCGTACTGATCTAGGGTCAATGACTGTAAGAAAGGAAAGAGATCCTCAGTCACGGCGTAAAAGTCCTGCTAAGATCAAAAGAACTAAAACAGAAATTGATCCCAAAACTGGCGAAAGAAAGACAGTTGCTGTTGTTCAGAAACCAAGAAGTGACATTGGTAAGAGTAGAGAAGCAGGTAAAGCAACTGCACAGATTGGTGCCGTAGATCGTAGTGTTGATCCCAAAGAAAGAGCAGCAAAAGCAGCAGCGGCAGCAAAAGAAGAAAGAAGAAAAGCAGCATTAGCAAGAAGAGCAGCAGCATCTGGTAGTAGTGAATCAAAACCTGATGCAAAACCAGCATCATCGAGAGAAACTGAAAAGAAAGCAACTGAACTTCTAAGAAAGGATGCTGCTTCTAAAAAACCTGAAACATCATCAGCACCTAAGCGTTCTTATACCAAGCACGATTATACTGAAGCAGAGAAAAAGGCAGGTGGACCATTGACTTCTAAAGAGAAGACTAAAATCCGCAGTGCGAAACAAAATGCTGATAAGAGAGCAGCATACAATAAAGCAAAAGAGGAAGCGATTGCTGGATTTACTGAAACTCACGGGCGCCCACCAAAAGGTGTAGAAAGAACCAAACTTCTTGCTGTAGTTCAGAAAGCACATCCACCTCGTTAAAAATATCTAACTTTGAGATTGTCCCTATGGTGAAAGAAATCAAATTATGATCGTCACACGCGAAAAACTTGAAATCAAACGTAGCGAATGGGATTGCTATACTGATACTCCTGATGTTGTGATTGAACAACTGAATAAAGAGTTTCTTGAGATTCTAAGCACTACTCATAGTCCTGTATGGGCACAGAAAAGGTTTTATGAGTTTGTCGATCTCAATGGATATAATCAGTATGGATTCCTTGATTCTGAGTGTAATCAGGCAGCAACGGATATAATCAATAAGTATTACAACTCCAACATTTCCCGCTGGGATTTTCTTTCGATTATTCTTTAGATTACCTGATGCTTTCTTCGTCAATTTATGATCTTGCGGTTGAAACTGCAAGGTCTTCGCCATCTAAAAAGAAAGTTGGTGCTCTACTACTCAACAAAAACAAGGTAGTTACGACAGCAACAAATCTTGAAACAAAATCACATCCACTTCAAGCATTTTTTGCAAATCGTGCAGGACTTCCAGAGAAGATTTATCTTCATGCAGAGATTTCTGCACTGGTAAGATGTAAAGAAGAGTGTGATACGATTGTTGTTGCAAGAGTCAATAATCAAGGTAAGTTACGCTCAAGTCGTCCCTGCCCAATTTGTCAACTAGCAATCAAAGAAGCAGAAATTGCAAACATTCATTATACAACTGATGATGGATTTTTGTATGAATACAAGACTTGACTACAGGTTTCAAAACCACTAAAATACTCCAAACCTCTATAAAACTCAAAATGGCAAAAGTCGTCTACAATAATTGCGTTGGGCAGTTCGGTCTTTCTCAGCAAGCACTTGAGAAGATGGTAGAACTTGGATCCAAATATGTGAAAGAAAATCCAAACTATGGAACTTCTTATGGAGAACCTGATGAGATCAGTCCCAAAAAGTGGTGGGAGGCAAAATATATTTTCGATTGGGATTGTCCTCGGCACGATGAGATTCTTGTAAAAGTTGTGTCTGAACTTGGATACTTTGCAAATGGTCCAAAGTCATCTCTTGAATTGGCAGATGTTGTCTCCAAATACATCATTATGTCCACTAATGGTATGGAGCAGGTGATCCAACCGCAAGACATTCAGTGGCAAGTTGCATCCAATCGTCTGTGAGCAAAAATAGCTAACTTTGAGATTGCCACTAGAGTGTAAGAACCCACATTATGATCGACATTTCACGTTTTAATCTTGAAGAGTTCTTCGGTTGTGTAAATGCAACTAACACAACGCAGATGAAGTCTAATGCCTTCAAAACAATTCGCACATGGTTGCAAGAGAAATCTTTTGCAAAATGGAGCGATGGTCAACTCCAATACGTTGGAGATTACAAAGATGGTGTAGATTTTATGTCGTCAGTAGATAATTTGCTTTATGAGATGAAGGGTAAACTCAAGATGTTCAACAAGAATGGGTCAACTTCATCTATCATTCTCAAGAACTTCCAATCGGACAATAAAATAATCGAGAAAACATTTGATTACATGCTGTTGGTGGATACTGAATTTATGTCGATTGGTGTAACTGACTGGGAAACTGTGGAGAAGCGTATCTACTACACTCCTAAGTCTCCATGTGCTAAAGTAAAGTTTCTTCCTGGTGATTATACTATTCTTGCTAAGGATGTGAAACCATCCAGTAAAAGTATCACTTCTGCTGAAATCCTGGAAGGTCTTGAAGGTATTCTTTGAGATTACCTCCTTTCAAAAATAGCTAACTTTGAGATTGCCGCTAGGGTGTAAGGACACAACCAAATGACTCTCCCATCCTACAGCGCAATTTCTTTTCACTCTAAGGAAGAACATAAAGCAGCACTTTATGATGCTTGTGCTCTGATTGTGAACACCTACAATCAATCTGATATGCTTGATTTCTATGAGCACAGGGGCGTTACTCCCTATAAGTTTATGACTTTTGCTCGCAACGTCCTCAATCAAATTGCTGAAGGCAACTGAAATGAACACTAAAGATCAAATCCTGACTGTAATTGAAGGACTCAATAATACACTAAAAGTTTGTTCTGATGCTGTTCAAGATAAAGAAAGAGGTTATCCATTTGCAACAGGGTATTTTCGTTCTACAGTAGAATCTACTGTAAAGTCTCTTGAAACTATTATGCAGGAACTTGAATGAAAGTCTTAGCAATTCTATCTTCAATCTCTTTGATTGTGGGGTATAATGTATTCCTAGCACAAAGAGACGATCAACTATTCAAAGCATACGATAGAGCGTGTGCTACTCTACCTCAACCTCACCCCAACTGTATTTACGAAAAATGATTGAAACTTACAATTTTACTGGCGATGCTACCACCTTCCTTGGTCTTGTTGGCATTAGTTCGGCGCTACTCATTACTGTGGTTGCTTTCCGTCGTTTTTGGCGTTCTTACAGCAATGTTTATCGCAAATAAATAATAGTGCCTTAACTGACTCGCACCATTTAAGGTTGGAGGAGAGAAATCTCCTCCCTTTTATTATAAATAATAATGCGAGTCAATTTAAGAGCAGTAATGCAAGAAATTAACGTTCAGTCGTTGAATAAGTTTTTCAACATAGATGGTCCAACATATATTACTGTAGATTCAACTGATATTGAAGTTTTTCACAAACCAAATATTTCTCCTTGGAATAAAGGTATGAGAGGTATCACCTTTAGTGAAGAAACAAAGAAAAAAATGAGTGAATCCCAAAAAGGACATATTGCTTGGAATAGGGGATTAAAATATGATGGTAAAATGCTAGAGCATATGAAAAAGATTGCAAGAATACCAAAACCAAAACATCATGGAGAAAATGTATCAAAAGGAATGAAAGGAAATCCTAATGTAATAAATTCAAGGAAAAGATATTATGTAGTCACTTTTATTGATGGAAGAATTGAGTATGTATTTGGAATTGTTGAATGGTGTAAGAAGAATGGATACAGTGATAGGGGATTGTATCGGTTCCTTTCAGGAAAAAGAAACAAATACAAAGATATTAAATCTGTTGAAAAAGTATCTAGTGAATTAAAATAGCTAACTTTGAGATTGCCTCTATGGTGTAAGAATACATCTCAAACATTCGCGTGGTAAAACCTCAAAATGATGCAACTCCCACCAGTGATAGTGGAACTGATAGTTCTAGCAGCACTTGAAATCTGGTTACTTATTTTCTTATTTGGAGACAAAGATGAATCGAATTAGTGATCTTGCAGAAGAATTTGAAGTCACTTGCGACTACATTATCGAAGAGTTTATTCTTGACGATGAAATCCATTATCCTACGCTTTTTGTTGTAGAAGATGAGGAAACGATTACGTTTCTTGACTTCTCTGACCAAGAGGAACTTATGGGACAATAAAATAGCTAACTTTGAGATTGCCGCTATGGTGTAAGGACACAACCACACTCAAATGAACGATAGACTTCAGCAAATCTTGAATCGTCCTGAAGATCGTGCTCGCTATTCTCTTCAGTTCTACTATAATTTTATGGATCCAAAGATGAATGGTAAAGCACTCAATCGCTTCTCTGAGTTTATGGATGTGATTGAGTATAACTGCGAACCTTACGAACTTTATTGATTACCTTATTTTGGAGTCTATCTGATGCTTTCTGAGAAAACCATTCAAAATCTTGCTATTGCTCTCACTCCTGAGGTCATCAACTACATCTATGCAGATGAGGGTTGGATTGATTATATGATGGAAGTTGTCCCTGAGGCAGTTGCTACAAAACTCAAAACAGAAGATTATGAACTGGTAGCAGAGATTTCTTCTCTTATTTTTGAGCATCTCTTCCTGAAAAGTGATCTGGACAACTAACAAAACTATTTGGAACTTTTATTATGGCAACCTGGAAAGCAGATGTATTCGTCAACTCACAAGTTGGCAGGATTTCGACTGAAGTTGAGGCAGCAACTTTTTCTGGAGCACAACAACAAATCTATGCCAAACATGGCAATGTTCAATCTATTTCAAATCTCCGACAAGTAAGTAACTCTTCATCTTTAGGTTCTGGTGGTGATGTAGGTGGATCAATCGCTGCCGTTGGTCTTATCGCAGGCATTTGGATTTTGATTCAATTTACTCCCTGGATTCTGATGGCACTTGGAGGTGCAGTTGCGACCTGGATTGGTGAAAAAATGACGGGACAATCAATCGAAGAATATACTGAACGTGACGACGATTTGGGTCACGGTAAGGCAGCAATCGTTCTTGTATTGGCTCTGCTTTGTGGTGGATTTGGATTCTATCAGGGAACTGAACTTAAAAAGCAGTGGGATGCACCAAATCCCCCCGCACAAATCCAATCCAAAAATAGCTAACTTTGAGATTGCCTCTAGGGTGTGAGGCACAATCAACTCACAAACAATCAACTAATTGCGCAAATGTCTGTTACTCTGACTTCCAACTATCAAGAAATGCTTTCTGACGTTGATCTTCTGATCGTCAATAGCATCGTTGAGGAACAAGAACTGCCTCTGGAGTATGTGCTGGAGTGTTATGATTACTTCGGCATTGAGTATGCTGATGAACTTGCGAACATTGTAGAAACTCTGGAGAATGTTGGTTGTAATAAAGGTGATCTGATGGACTTTATTGAGTCCTATGGTGTAGAGAATCTGGAATATCTGGAAGAGTATCTTGATCTTCTGCTGAATGATTATTATGATGGTGATGCACTTGATGCCTTCATCTATCTGTATGATATTTCCGAATTGAGTCAATTTGCAGATCGTTATGAAGGTTATTTCAGCACAGTTTCTGAGTTCGTAGAGAACTTTATGGAAAACAGTGATACTGAAATCCCTTCGTGGATTGCGATTGATTATGAAGCAACCTGGGAATCTGCTCTGCGTTTTGATTATGATGAGCATGAAGGTCAATACTTCCGTTCCCACTGATTAAATAAGAAAGGAATGAGTGCGCCTTAAAGACACTCAAACAATCACTTTTGCATCGTTGTAATTATGTCTCGCACTTATCGCAAACCCCATTACAATAAAGCAGCACTTCGCAAACCAAAAACGCAACAGGAAATCAAGCAAATCCACAACGTTTTGGATGATGTAAAGTCTGGTGATTATGAGGTTTCTGGTGTAAATCACCTTCACCATCGCCTGTCGGTTCTTCCTACTCATTGGGAGGACATTGTAGTCTCCGCATACTATCAGACAGACTATGATCGGTGAATAAAAATAGCTAACTTTGAGATTGCCACTTAGATGTAAGGACACAACCAAATGACTGTTACTCTCAACAAAGATTTTTCTGATTTTTGTGCTCAACGTGATGCACAAAATACCATCCAACTCAATATAATCAAATGGTCTTGGATGCTCTGCGATGCTCTACGTCAGAATTACATTGATGTAGTAATCCCTGTTCATAAGAGTTTCATTAAAAAGGGTGATAGAGTAGAGTATCATCAGGCATGTATTGATGACATCAAATCAGGAAAGTGTGGTGTAGATTTTACTATCGAATCTGGTCGTAAATACCACAAGATTATTATGAAAGATTCTTCTGGTAGTAGATCGGTCCATTGTTTCGTAGATAAGAAGACTGGTTCAGTTCTGAAATCTGCATCGTGGAAAGCACCAGCGAAAGGCGAGAGATTCAATCTCTGCCTTATCAAAGATCGTGAATGGATGATGAAAAATGCAGACTGGAGCGGATCTTATCTTTACAAACGATGATTATTTTTCTTCTCACAAGTGCTTGCATTGCCTGGGCGATGCTTGCACTTTTCTCTCCTTGGTTCAACCATCTCGACAATCTTGAGGACGATTAAAATAGCTAACTTTGAGATTGCCACTATGGTGTAAGGACACAACCACGACACAATGATTTCCAAAGAAAACCGAGAGTTTGTTGATTTTCTCTTCGGCAAACTCATCAAGCACGTTGATACTGAAATGATTGATTTGCAAGATGATGATTCTTGCTGCGATCATCTGAATCTTCAACAACAGGAACTGGACTGATTATGTTATTCACTTCTGGCGAAAAACAAAGGTATCAAATAGCAAATGCAGTTTATGACTGGTTTGCTACGCAATACGATCTCCAAGGTGTTGGCGTGGAAGTGTATCACACCGATCTGACTGATGATAATGTCTTCGGATGGTGTGAGCAAAGTGATGAGAATGAGTTTATGATTTCTATTCATAATGAACTCAATCTTGACTACTATGTTACCACTCTTCTTCATGAGTTGGTGCATGTAACGCAAACTCTCCGTGGTCTATTTGATGATGATGAAAGGGAACGTGAAGCACATGAATTAGAGATGGTTTTGTATAATCAGTTTTCGCAATCTTGCTGGAATTATCAGTTTTCGCAATTACCTCTGAGCAAAAATAGCTAACTTTGAGATTGCCACTAGGGTGTAAGGGTCGCAACTATGGAAACCACTAACAACACAAACTACATTTACGATCGTGATTCTCACGATTATGATGATTTCTTCACTGATGAAGACTATGATCGTCGTCGTGCAGAACGTGATGAATGGGAAACTTCTTCTTGGGATGGTAAGTGGTGATGGTTATTAGTTTCTCTGCTTTCTTTGCTGCATTTGTTTATGCTCACCTCAAATTGCATCCCAAAAATGATGACTGAAACAAAAGTTAAGACCTATCCCGTGGTCCTGTTTCTTGATGATGGATCGCATAAAGTTTTGGGAGTTTATGATAATTATGACACCGCAGATAATGCTGTAGATGAGTTTTCGGAACTTTATCCGAATGGTTATGTTGATGTTCTCATTTCCTGAAAGTCAATGACTATCAAAGACATTTTTCAGCACTTAAATCATCTTTCTAATGAAGAGTTAGACACTCTTTGCCCTGATGAGTTTGCTGAAAACATGATTATGCAACTTCTCAATTCAGCGACAATTAAAATAGCTAACTTTGAGATTGCCACTAAGGTGTGAGGAGGCAGCAACGGACGCCTCCCACACTCAAACCAAACCACAATTCTTTATTATGAACAAGCAACAAATCCTGGACTTCACTTCTGCTTTCCCTCCTGCACAGAAACTGACTGAAACTCTGATGGAGGTTGACTATAAGAAACACTACAACACTTTTATGGACTTTGTAGTTGTTTTCTGTGCTGCAATCGCTGCTGTGTTCACTGTTCTCCGCGATAAGTGGGTTGAGTATGATTGCACCGAGCGAGTTCAACTTGCTGCTGAAACTGTAAAGGTTCAGTCGGTTCGATTCTACAACTGGAACAAAGATGTCTCCATTCCTTATGTAAAGAACACTGCAATTCCCTTTGTAAAGGATACTGTAAATGAGATTCGTTCCTACTACAATGTAATGAAACTCGCTCAAAGTGTCTGAGCAAAAATAGCTAACTTTGAGATTGCCACTAAGGTGTAAGGATCAACCACTGATGAAAAACTACCGAGTTCGAGTCGAAACCTACGACGGATGTGTGACCATCTGGTATGAGAAATCAAAGGCAAAGACTGCCGATAAATTGATTCTCAACCGCGTCTACAATCAACTCTGCGGACTCAACATCAAAGAAATCTCTGTTACCCCTTCTGTTTGATGAAACAACAAAAACCATCTCAATCTTCTTGGATTGATGAACTGATTCGATGGGAAAATGCTCATCCAGAGTATAAACCCTTCAAGGAAGATTCTGATTCTCAACGTCAACAAAACCTCAAAGAAACCTACTGATTATGTACCGCACTCTTTCTGAACTTCGTGACTCTATCAATCGTATGATTGAGAGTCAAGGTGAGGACGCAGTTTGTGCTGCATTTGTATTCACCAAAAACGATGTGTTTGAGTATAATGAAGAGATTGGTGATTCACTAGAAGAAGTAAGGCATTTTCCTGAAGTTTTCACTCAAGATGTGCTCGCTGATGTAGGTGGTTGTGATTACATCTACGAACAGATTGGTGATGTATTAGAAGACTCAATTCGTCTCCGCAAAAAACTTCCCCTCTACGCAAACTGAAACAATGTCTAACTTTCTTTGCATTACATTCGGTCCTTCTGATGATGTTTTCCGCAACGGTTGGTTTAATCGTAAAGAGCGATTTGATGATGTAAATGATGCCAAACAGTGCGGTCGTCAGCAACTTGCACAACCTGGAACTTTCGGTTACGTTGTAATTGAAGAAGGTGAAGATTGGTGGGACGTTGTTGATGAACTCGGAGCACCTTCTGATGCTGTGAGCATCACCTGCGACAGACTTGGAACTTTCAAGGTAGCACCTTTTTCTGATCTTACTCTGGTTTGATGATGAGATTTTTCACTCTTTTTTCGATTGGTATTGATAGCTTCAAGGACTGCATTTACTGGTGGAACTATCAAGGAGATCCTAGCACTTATGCAGCGTTCTGGATTGAATTGAATTGTGGTTGGTATCAACTTCATCCTGAGATTTACCGCAAAGATTATCTTGGTGCAGGATTTGCTGATGTTGTTTATGCTGGAGGCACCTACGACCAAAAATAGCTAACTTTGAGATTGCCACTAAGGTGTAAGGGTTCAACCACGATGACCAACTTTACTCAAACCGAGATCGACAATATGAATGGAATCCTCGGTGACATTCCCCAGTTTGTGTACGAAATGGATGCGGATTGGGAGATGGTTGTTGATTTTCTTCTCTCTCAGGTTTCTGACTTGACTGATGCAGAATGGCAACAGGCAGAAGTGATCTTCAACGATTGTTTTGAGTTCTGATACAATTATCCTCTTTTCAATTACTAAAATCAAATGACTCTTTCTCAAGAACAATTCGACAAACTGGTTGCTGCTTATGCTGAGCAAATCGTTGAGGGAATGGATCTAAAATCCCTGGAACAGTTTGCTTATGATACTATTGTCGCCAACTTTGATGTTGTCGATGATAATACCCTGATTGATGAAATGTGTAGGTTCTATGAACAAGAGGAAGTTGAAACTCTTCTTGAAAGTGTAGGTGCAAATCCTGCTGATTATGACCTTAATGTTGCTGATGATACACTGACTGAAGATCAAATCAACTTTCTGCGTGAGACGGTGAAACTAAAATGACGAAAACCATCTCTAACTCTCTCTTCCGCGCTGGATTCAAGGCAGAAGTGTATTGGGGCGATGAGATCACTGCTCATCATATGAACACCCGTTCGGTGTATCGTCTCAAGGAAGATTCCGACATTTCTATCACTCACTCTGCACCTTATGTGAATGGCGTATCTGTCGATCAGTTTGTTGTAGCACTCCGCCAGGTAACTGCTTATCATCAGAGTGGAAATGTTCTCTCTTCGGTGACTGAAACTGTTGATACCTTTGATAACTGGTTGGACGCATACTATTGTGCGATTCAAGTGAATAACAACCTGCGAATTGATGAGGGTTGCTGAATCCAAAAGAGTGGCAATTAAAATAGCTAACTTTGAGATTGCCACTAAGGTGTAAGGGTTCAACCACTGAAACCAAATGAATCAAATCTACGTCAAGTTTTGGTCTGAAAAGATAGATTCTCCCGAATACATCGGACCATTTACTACTCAATCTGATGCAGATGACTATGCTGATGAGCAGAATTATCGCCTCTCTCTAGCAGGGATTCCTTCCTGGGTTGCAAACTATTCTATCTCTGATTGATACCATGCGAATCACGATTTCTCTGATTCTTCTTGCTCTGACTCTTAAGTTTGTTCCAACTGCTTATGCAACCGCAAATGTGATTCAAAAGCAAAAGGTAGATCAATTCTGCAAAATCGACGTGAGTTTCTGCAAATGACCAAGTTTATCATCGGCATCATAACTGGAATCATTCTCTCTACGGTTGGATTCAACGGAATCGCAAATCTAGGGAACAAAGGTATTTCGACCATTCAAACAATTGCTATTCAAAACCAATGAAATTGACCAAGAAAACTGCAAAGTATTATCATCTTGGTTTTGCACTTGAGTTTCTGGTGATTGGTATAATTGTAGTCACTCAATTCCCTGCTTCTTTTACATTTTCTCATTTTCCTGCGATTTCATTGCAGCAAACGAACTTTCACCCCTGAAGCATCAAAAAACCACTTTTTATCAAAGTATAACAAATGCGACAGAAACTGATTCACTCTCTGACTCAAATGTTCAATGAGTTTCATGGTAACAAAGAAACGCCGAATTGGTTGATGAAAATGTATCATCAATCCAACGACAATCATCTGATTCAGATGATGAATAATTGGAGAATCAATTATCCTGAGCAGTATCAAAAACACGGTATCTATGTGATGTGAATTGGTAAAATGATGAAAGAAAACTACTTCAACAACAACATCATCGGCAAGCATGATGATATAATGTTTCTGAACAATATGATGGCAGAAACTTATGATTTTTGCATCTACGTTGCCGAAAGGTTTGGAAACGAAAGTGACAGAGAATGGAATTATCAGCAGAAGCGATTCTATCTCTGTTATGATGTCTAACTGAAAGTCGAATAAAAATAGCTAACTTTGACATTGCCACTTAGGTGTAAGCACAACCACAAATCATGAGAAAGATCGAATCCCTGATGAACACTGCTATTGTTAATGGCAAAGACTTTCATCAACAAAACACTTCTGTAGTTCATGAAGATGACATCACTAAAGTGTATCTTCATGGTAATCTGATTGCTGAACTTGGTGATTTCTTTGTTCGCATCTTTGATGGTGGTTATCAATCCAATACCACCAAATCGCGTCTTAATGCTATTCTAAAAGCAAACGGATGCGACTTTGATTCTGTATTCCAAAAGAATCATCAATGGTTCATTTCTGATAATCAAAACGTCATTCCTTTCACTAACGGTTACACTTTCTCCTGATGATGCTACTTTCTAAGACTGCTTTCCAAGACTCTATTCTTCCTCCATTCATTATTCAAAAGGAAGATAAAAAGAACCCAGAAGGTAATTTTATTCTTCACTTCTTTTCCAAGGTGGTGTTAGATAAGGATGAAAAGTCTGGAACTTATGTAAAGAAGTTCAGATTCCTTCCACTTCGCTATGAAGGACAATATGCACGATTTAGGTCAAGAAAGGATGCAGAAGATGCAGCAAGATACCGTCTTGGGTTAGATCCTGAACCGAACTAAAAGATAGACATAAGAACCTCACTTCGGTGGGGTTTTTTATTGTTTTATGGTAAAATAAGGTAAAAAGTATAATAAAAACGATTAAAAATGTATTAAAAAATGTATTTGAGTGTGTTAATTCGCTGATAATTATTGTTATCGAATGGTGATAAGAATACGAATTCGTATCAGAATCCTCATTAAATACCCTCATTAGATCCTATAGAATCCTCATTAAATACCCTTATTAAATGTGTCTGGACCTCATTAAATACCCTTATTAAATCTCATCTAAATCCTTCAGATCCTTGTGATCTTACACCGTAAGCACACAAGTGCCCTGATGTCAAGTATCCCAGGACGCTATAAGTTCTGGCACCTCACTCATAAGGATTCCCAGACATTCTCTCAATTCTCATAAGGATTCCAAATAAATACCTCATGCCTATTGACTTCCTCCCCATAAAATCCTATACTATTCAAGTCAGTCAATCGCAGAGGTTCTCATGGTTTCTTATCAACTTGCCCGTAAGCGTAGGGTACGCATCACTCTAGATTTCGATGTACTGAGTGACTTCAATCCAAGGGATATTGACTTCGATAAGCTATTCAATCTCGAACCAACTGAGAAGGTGGAAGCATACATCGAAGACATGGATATCGACTGGTAAGTATAAGAAACCCATCAGTCCCTATGATACTCTCAGAGGCACCTAAATGCCCCTGGAACGTGCCTCTAACCCTTCTCAGGTCTCAGAGTATCATAGGGACTGTAATTACCCCTGAATTAAAATAGCTAACTTTGAGATTGCCACTTAGGTGTAAGGGGGCACGATGCTCCGCCTGAGACTAACCAAATGTCTGATTTCTTCCGCCTGATTGTTCTTTCTGCAAACTCCTATGGTGAGTTTTGCACTGACTCTCTGGTTTGCCCTAACCTTGAGTATGCTTACCGTGTGGGCAATGATTGCTGCCAGAGCGAAAGTGTCTATGGGTATGTGATTGTCAAGATGATGAAAGATACCTGGCAGGTTGTATCTGAAAGTGTTTATGGTTGTGATTATACGATCTATGAGCACAATGGGATTGTGAAGGTAAAAGAAGGACGCGATAAGATCGTCCTGGTCTGATATACAAAAGAGAATGAGATGCGCTCTAAAGACACTCAAATTACACACTTGATTCTTTATACAAACATCATGCAAATCACTTCTTCTGCTATCGAAAACATCGCTTTCGGTTCTGATAAGGAAGTTACCGTTACTTTCAAGGGTGGGCGTCAGTATCTGTATGCCTGCAAGGATATGGAAGGTTTCCAAAATGACCTGAACGATGTTATCTCTGAGGGTGAATCTGTCGGTCGGTTTGTGAATCGTGCTCTGCGGGCAGAACTGCTCACTGCTGCCTGATTTCACTGGGGAGAGCATAAGAAACTCTCCCCTCACTTAGACACTAAAAAATCCAGTTATCGGGTGAGGTTTTTTATACCTCTCTGGCAACCCTTAAATCTTCTCTTGTCTGCTATTTGTCTCTCCTGAGAGTTAACTATCTTTACGGGAGTTTGTGATTGACCCTTGACCCATATAGGAGGGTTCAATATAAGAAACTCACCTGATAGTTATTGACCCTATGCGGAACAAACAACTGAGTTTATTTATACAAACTCAACCTTCCACCAAAAATAGCTAACTTTGAGATTGCCCCTAAGGTGTAAGGGGCAATCAACCCCACTCAAACTAACCACAAGATGACCCAAATCGAACTGAACACTGCTATCGAAAAAGCCCTCCAACTTCTTGCCGATACGAGTTGGGATCTGTTCGATGCTTGGTATGAGCGTCTGCACAATGTTCAGTTGATTGGTAACGTTGAGCATATCGAAGTTATCGAGTCTGAGCATAACGAAACCAACCTCAATCTGATGATCGCTGATTATATCGCCGAATACATGAATCAAACTAAAAATAGCTAACTTTGAGATTGCCCCTAAGGTGTAAGGGGCAAGCAACCCCACCCCAAACTAACCACAAGATGACCTGGTTTCTTCAAATTCAAGACAAAGACGGTAAGGTTCTCCTTCTCAACGAATCTGTCGGTAACTATAAGAAATACAGCAAGTTTGTTGAGAATGCTGTAGATAAGATCGTCGCACAGTTTCCTACCGCAAAGCGTTGGCAAGTGCGCCCTGAGTGCTATACTTCCAAAGTCATTCTCTGATTCTGAATTACACTTTTCCCACTAAACTTTTCCCCAAATGACTACCACTTTCCAACACAATGCCCTCGACACTTCCTATAACGGTTGGGCGAATTATGAGACCTGGAACGTTGCACTCTGGATTCAGAATGATGAGGGTCTGCATAACCTTGCTTGCGAGGCAGGTTCTTATGAAGATTTCGTGGAATCTATCAGTGAGTTTATGACTCAAACTCTTGATGGTGTAAGGTTTGATGACCCCGCTGTAAATGTCATCCAACTCAATAGCGACGTGTTCGACTTCTGAGTTATAAAGGTTTCGTGAGGTTCCTTATAAAAACCTCACCACACATTCCCACTCTGGTGAGCACTTATGTGTGAGAGTTCGATTCTCTCAGTGGGGTCCAAAACACACTTTGATTCTTTACACAAACATCATGCAATTCGCCATCTCTAACAGCACCGCTATCGAAAACATCGCTCTGAATGATAACACTGCCACCGTCACTTTTGCTGGTGGTCGTGACTACGATTACACCGTCAACGATGTAACTGCCTTCGTGACTGCACTCTCTCAGGTGATCGAAAGCGGCAAATCTATCGGTCAGTTCGTGAATCAATCGGTCAAGAATGAGGCACTGCAGCGTATCGCTGCCTGAGGGTAATTTTCGTGGGGTTCGTGATACCTAACTCACAACCCCATTCGTGATACTCAACTCTCTCAACACTTCGTTATTCTGATGCTCTCCATTCTCCTCGCTACGGTTACCTCTACTGTCGTTGGGTTCGTGCAAGTTTCCCCTGGTATTTGTCAGGTTGATTATGCACAAGATCACGATCAGATCGTGACTGTGGTTCAAGAATGTTCCACTCAGTCCTGATAACTAACTCCACTCTCTAGTTCTTTACACTTTCCTCTGATTATTATGTCTCAGTCTGTTGCTATCGGTATGCTGCGCCAGGGTAACACTGGTGAGCAAATCCTCCAGATTCTTGATGCTATCGTGAGTGGTATTGAGCAGGATAACATTGAAGAATGTGCTGCTCATTATGCTGCGATCTCTATGCATACTCTTGACGAAGTAGAGTTCTGATGTTATAATGAACTGTGCGTCCTCTGCCTTATGCGTAGGGGACGCACAGTTCCTTATACAATGAGGGAAACAGTTCGTTATTCGTTATTCGGAACACTTATGATTGTTCATTATTCTTATTAGCACGAATAAAGGACTTATTCGTTATTCGTTATAGCAGGTATTTACGATTGTTGGTTATTATAATAAGCGGGCGTACCGTATATAAAAACCCATAACTACCCTAAGCTATAAAAGTCTGCTTTCCGCATAAAAAATTCCGCCAGAAAAAATTTTTCCCCATAAGGTTCATAATGAAAAAACGGCGCCCCTATTGGAATTTTTATAGAGCAGTCTTAGCAGGATGGATGATAAGGTATCCGAAATTTTTTCTAAGATTACTGGGAGTGCCTCTAGGAATTCTGATAGTATTAGTATATAATGCAATGAAGTAAATAAGAGGGACTGAAAAAAATCCGGAGAAATTTTTTATGACTGAAAGGTTGTATCACATTTATGCAAAAGGAAAATGTATCTGCCATTCTCTGAGAGAGGATGAGTTCAATAAGACATGGGAAGCTCTGAATAATCTTGTAGAAATATTCACAGAGTATCAAAAGGAAGATTTAACATTTGAGAAAATTGTGAATAATAAACAAGTATCTCTTGAGTCCTCCCATTGACATAGACTAAATAAGGTATTACAATTGATTTGAGGTTTTTATTCTCTTATGGCAAAAGGATTTACAGTAAAAGCAAAGGCACCAAGTGTAGGTGCTTCCAATGGTCCCGAGTGGGACTATGAAGCAATTAAGGAGCGAATGCGAGGAAAGGCAATTGTATTTTGTCTTCCTGGTCGTGGAGTATCCTATGTGTTTCTGAAGAACTTTGTACAACTGTGCTTTGATCTAGTACAGAATGGAATGAGTATTCAGATATCACAAGACTATTCATCAATGGTTAACTTTGCACGTTGCAAGTGTCTTGGTGCAAATGTACTTCGTGGTCCAGATCAGATTCCTTGGGATGGTAAGTTGCAGTATGATTATCAACTATGGATTGATAG